GCGGGTCTCCAGCGATTGCCTATAAAGAAAAACGTGCTACATTCGTTACACGCGTCGTAAGCCCTTGATTATAGGCCCGCAAAAACGCAAAAATGTTTCCGTCGCTGAATACAATCGTTACACGGATAAAACCCGTCGTTTGTAAAGCGACAGCGGATAAGTGTCCTGTGTCGCCACGCTAGGGCGCACCTGTAGCTACCCGCTCGATCGCGAACCCGTTACCACGGCGACAGCGGACACTTGTCCTGTGTCGCATGTCGGTCATTACGCAGCGACGCGTCCTGCGCACGCCTGGCACCGCTACGCGCTATGCGCGCATGGCTCACGCACCTTATCGACACGGGTTCCTACAATAAAAGCGACACCGGACATATGTCCGGTGTCGCTGGGTCAAACTCAGGACGAAAAAAAGCCCGCCGGTTAGGGCGGGCTAGGCAAAACATATTATTGGCATGCGTCATACTTGGCGCGGCGCAACATGCCCTCGGTTGTGTAGTCGAGGTCGTTATCAATCTGAATCTGCCGTATATTGTTGACAGTCACACGGGACTGGATTGCGACATGTTGTGCCTGCATGGGTTGTTTGGGTTGAAACATAAAACATGTTTCCAGTGGAACAACGGAGTCGAGTAGTACTTGGGTAACACTGTCGTGTAAGCTCATGATAGTTTCCTTTGATTTAGCGCCCCTCGAAAGGGGCGCGGGTTTGATTACAGCAAGGCGCCGATGAGTTCAGTCACAGCAACAAGGGCGGCCATAACTTCTGTGGTATCGCCATTGCCGCACTTGGAATCTGTGCCGATGAAGGCTACCAAGTCAGATATCATCTTTTTAGCTCTTGCGTTGTGCTTTTCTTGCGCGCCACGCTCTTTGCTAACTTCCTGTTGCGCGGCATACTGTTCCTCAGCCAATTCCTGCAACTCTTCAGAGCTACGCTTGATGCCCTTGCCGCTCAAGTCCTTTTTAATTTTGCTCATGGCGCGTTGTTTGGCGCGGGCTTTGGTCTTGAATGCGGTAGCCTTCAGCTCTTGCGCATCCTTGCTCACTTCTTCCTTGGGAGCTATCCAAGTATCGCCAGCATTGACGCGGCGAATGTTACGAAGTACGGACTCTTCAGATACACCGCGCACCTTTGCCAAACGAGGTACGACATAATCGAGCGCGCTCTGGTAGAACTTCGCGGCATTGTTATCGCGAATACCAGACGGGCAATCGCCGCGCAATCCCGCAATAGCCTTGTCATATGCGGCAAGCCCTTGCTCTGCGTTGTGCACAATGCTATCCATAGCCGCGATAGTCAACTTGCGTGCGGTGTAGGTATTCTTTACGGTCTTTGTTGTCATGATAAGTTCCTTTAATATAGTAACTGATTCGCACTCAGCCTATGCCTTGCATCCCTCAGCGACTGGTAATCATTCTACTCTATTACTATCATATAGCAAACCTAGACGGTGGCGACCTCGGACATATGTCCCCTGTCGCTAGGGTACTGGGTGGGCATCACCCCCTTTTGACCTTATGTGGGCGCTCCCTATAACCCTGGGCTCGCGCCTCGCAACGATCTATATGTAAAGGAGGTTTACAAAAATATAAAATTAGTACTTCTATTGACTAAAACTCAGGGTTGGTTTATATTGACGACATGAAAACTTGCCGAAAATGTATTGCGACTTTCGAGGGGGTACGTTGCCCTGTTTGCGCTAGGGCTGCGGCTAAAAAATATTACGCAAAAAATAAAACTCGTTGCCTGGCAAACACGAAAGCCTGGGCCATTGCACATCCGGATAGGATTAAAGCCCTGAATGTATCTTATCGCGCGGAGCATAAGGATACGATGCTGGCGCAGGATCGCGCCCGCCACGCTAAGAACCGAGACCTGCGCCGGAGACAGAGTAAGGCCTGGCGCGAAGCCAACAAGAAGCGTTTTGTGGCCTCTGTTTCTGCTTGGCAGAAAGCCCACCCCGAGTACATGCGCGAGCATTACGCTAAACGTGCTGGTCGGAAGCAGGGAGGATCATTACCCAAAGGCACTATACAAATCTTGCTACGCCGCCAGAACGGGTTGTGCCCCTGCTGCAATAAACCACTCGGATCGGATTATCACCTTGACCACATAATGCCTTTAGCCCTTGGTGGCGCCCATGCGGTGTGGAATGTCCAGATACTACGCGCGCAGTGCAACGTAGAAAAAGGCGCTATGCACCCAGATGATTTTATGTGGGGGCGCGGTTTCATAGATTACCACGCTCGGTCTTCGGACTTTACTTGGAGGTAGGCTTTGTGGTACAACCCGCGCAACCCAACCCCGAGTTGCGCGCATGGATCTCCCACTACAACACCTGCTGGACGACGACTACATAGAAGCCTTTGAGCCCCCGGTTCAACGGGTAATCCTTTCACACGCACTGCGCCAACCCCTGAACTCCCGGGATGAGCTGCGCGCTAAGGCGGACACCACTGCTGCCCTCCTGGCCTCCGGCATGAAGCTCGAGATCAACGACGATGAGGAATCCGAAGCCATCAGGCAATTCCACAGGGAGCAGCAACAGCTGCCACTGTCAGCCACGAATAACCCGGCGATCATTCTCAAGCTGTCTGCTTTGATGTCCGAGTATGACCATGAGGTCGTGCGCGATGCCGTACAGATGCGCCAGTACGTGACGAACCGGTTGCTCGAGGAGAGCGATCCGAATAATAAGAAGGTCCCAGCCGCGCAACGTCTCGCTGCGCTGAAGCTCCTGGGCCAGATAACCGAAGTCGGTCTGTTCACAGAGCGGACAGAGATCACCGTCAAGTCCATGCCTGTGGAGACGCTGGAAGCTAAGCTGCACGATAAGCTGAAAGTCCTGCTCCCCGAAGAGTACGAAGCGATCGAAGCGGAAGCCCGCGCAGCATGAGCCTGAATTTCACACAAGAGCAAGTCGCCACCATCATGGCCAACCTGCACAAGCTCCCACTTGTGGACCAGGAAGAAACGCTGCAATTGCTGGATGAGTTGGCTGCCCGCGGCGCGTCGGAGAAAGCCCGGACATCCCTGCTTGCATTCGCGCATCTCGTTGCCCCTGTGCTGCAGATCGAGACGGAGCCGAAAGTATTCATGGTGGGGCCGCACCACCGGCAGCTGGCGAAACTCATGGATGCAGTTGCCCGGGGGGAGAAGCGCCGGATCCTGATCAGTGTGGCACCCCGATTCGGTAAATCCCTGATGTCGTCATACCTCTTCCCGGCCTGGTATCTTGGGCAGTTCCCGAACAGGCGCGTGATCATGGCGTCGCACACCGGAGACATGGCGACCGGCTTCGGCCGGCGAGTACGTGACTTGATCGACACGCAAGAATACCGGCAGGTGTTCCCGGACGTAGCCCTTAAAGCGGACAGTAAAGCCGCCGGGCAGTGGAGCACGAACAAAGGGGGAGAATACTATGCCGTAGGCGTAGGTGGTGCCCTGGCCGGGCGCGGTGCGAACCTTGTAGTCATCGATGACCCGTTCTCGGAGCAAGTGGTGATGGCCGGCAACACGGATGTGTTCGACGATGCGTGGAGTTGGTTCCAGACCGGCCCGTTGCAGCGTCTCGCCCCGGATGGTGCGTGTATTATCATTCACACCCGATGGTCAAAAGTTGACCTGATCGGCCGACTCATCGACCAGATGGCGAAGAATCCTGACGCGGACCAGTGGGACGTGATCGAGTTCCCAGCCATCATGAACGAGGGCACAGACAAGGAAAAGTCGCTCTGGCCGGAGCGGTGGCCCCTCGAGACGTTGCTGTCGAAGAAGTCCAACATGGCGCCGATGTTCTGGAACGCCCAGTACATGCAGAACCCCACCGGCGAGGCTGGTGCCCTGATCAAGCGCGAGTGGTGGCTGGACTGGGACAAAGAAGACCCACCCGACTGCGAGTACATCATCATGGCGATCGACGCGGCGCAGGAAGCGCATAACCGGGCGGACTATAACGCCTGTCAGGTGTGGGGCGTGTTCTACGACGACCGGGAGAAGGCGAACGTCATCCTGCTGGATGCTTGGAAGAAGCGGATGGAGTACCCAGAGCTGAAGACAACCATGCTCGAGTACTATGCGGCGTGGGATCCGGACACCCTTCTGATCGAGAAAAAATCCAACGGATCGGTCCTTTATCAGGAGTTCCGTGCGGCGGGGCTTCCGGTGTCTGAGTTTACACCGGGCAAGGGACAGGATAAGATAGCGCGCGTCAATTCCGTGTCGGACATTTTTTCTTCCGGTTTGGTGTGGGCGCCGAGAGCGCGGCGGTGGGCAATGGAAGTGATCGAGGAATGCTCGGACTTCCCCAACGGCGACAACGACGACCAGGTGGATGCCATGACCTTGGCCTTGCGACGGTTCCGGACGGGCGGTTTCATCCGCTTGCCGACCGACGAGAAGGACGAGGAGAGCACGTTCAAACACAAACGCCGGTATTACTGAGGATTCCCCCATGATAGAAAAGCAAATGCAACCCCAGGCGCAACCTTCGTTACTCCAGCTCACCGGCCAGCCGGAGCTGACTGATATTGAGGTCGAGTTGCCTGAGTCCGAGGAGGGTGATGTCGAGTTTGAGCTCCCACAAGAAGATATGGGGGACGAGAGCACGTTCTACCGCAACCTGGCGGAGGAGATGACCGAGAAACAATTGGGTTTGATCTCCGACGAGTGTGTGGAGTTGTACGAAAACGACGTGCGCGCACGCGAAGAGTGGCTACAGACGTACGAAAAAGGGGTAAAACTGCTCGGTTTGGGCATCGAGGAGCGCACTGAACCCTGGGAAAACGCCTGCGGCGTGGTCCACCCTCTCATGGCTGAGGCTGCGGTCAAGTTTCAGGCTGAAAGTATCACCGAAATCTTCTCCGCGCAGGGTGTTTGCAAGGCTGCAATCGTCGGAAAGTCCGATGAGATCAAGGAAAAGGCCGCAAAACGCGTCGAGAACGACATAAACTGGCGTTTGACGACGCAAATGAAGGAATACCGCCCGGAACACGAGCGGATGCTGTGGAGTTTGGCCATTATGGGCTCCGCATTCAAGAAAGTGTACTTCGACCCGAGCTTGGGTCGCCAAACTTCCGTGTTTGTCTCCGCCGAAGACCTCATCGCGCCCTACGGCGCCTCAGATATCAGCACTTCCCCACGGTTGTCGCACCGGATGCGCAAAAGCGATAACGATGTGTTGAAGCTGCAGAACGCCGGCTTCTACCGTGAGGTGGATCTGCCTGAGCCAACCAAGAACACCAAGCAAACCGCGCAGGACAAGATCAATGGCGTGACTCCGGTTGACGATGACCGGCGCGAGATCATCGAAATGCAGCTGGATCTGGACATCGAGGGCTTCGAGGACATCGATGAGACCGGCGAAGAGACCGGCGTCCAGATTCCATACATCGTGACATTCGATCTGCAGTCCAAGGAAGTGCTGGCTGTGTACCGCAACTGGAAACACGACGATAAAGCCAAGATCCGCGTGCAGCATTTCGTGCACTACATCTACATCCCCGGCTTCGGCTTCTACGGTCTGGGGCTGGTGCATCTGGTCGGTGGTTTCGCCGATTCCGCTACTTCGATATTGCGTCAGCTGGTAGACGCGGGCACGCTGGCCAACCTGCCGGCCGGTTTCAAGACCAAAGGCATCCGCGTGCAGCGTGACAAAGACCCGTTGGAGCCCGGCGAGTTCCGCGATGTGGATGTGCCCTCCGGCACACTGCGGGATAATTTGGTTCCCCTCCCATTCAAGGAGCCCAGCGGAACATTGTTCCAGTTGTTCCAAAACATCGTAGAGGAAGGTCGTCGCATGGCGGCCGTCTCGGATGTCACCGCAGCGGATATGAATCAGGAAGCTCCGGTCGGCACGACACTGGCCATCCTAGAGCGCAGCTTGAAAGTAATGACCGCCATTCAGGCGCGTTTGCATTCCAGCATGAAAGAAGAACTACACCTGATACAGGTGATCGTGCGCGAGAACGCTCCGGAAGAGTACGACTATGACGTAGAGGAAGGCCGCCAGACCAAGAAGTCTGACTACGAGATGACTGAGATCATCCCCGTGTCCGACCCGAATGCAGCGACCATGTCGCAACGTGTGGTGCAGTATCAGGCGGTGATCCAGATGGCCCAGACCAACCCGGGTATCTACGATCAGGTTGAGTTGAACAGGCAGATGCTGGTTACCTTGGGTATCAAGAATGTCGAGAAACTCATCCCTGCGTCTGCGGAGCAGACTCCGAAAGATCCGATCGCAGAGAACATGGCGCTCATCAACGGTCGTCCGGTGAAGGCGTACGCATATCAGGAGCACGCTTCGCACATTCAAGCGCATACGGCTATGATGCAAGATCCGCATATCCAGCAATTGATTGGCCAGAGCCCAACGGCGCAAACGATGATGGCCGCTATCAACGCGCACGTCGCCGAGCATGTCGCCTTCGAGTACCGCAACCAGGTTGAGATGCAGTTGGGTAATCCGCTCCCGCAGGGCGACGAGAAAATGACGCCTGAGACTGAGAAGCAATTGAGCGTAATCATGGCACAAGCTGCTCAGCAGTTACTGAAACAGCGCCAGGCAGAAGCAGCCGCGGCCGCCGCCCAGCAAGCCGCACAAGATCCGGTTGTTCAGCAGCAGAATCAGCAGCTGGCCAACGACAAGGAGAAGAACCAGATC